GCATTCTGACCCAGCTTTGGCCCAATCTGGTAACTCAATTCCGCCTAAATCCGCATCGAATGACTCGTATGGAATATAGTACTGCAATAACAAATTTTTCATAATAAATTACTTACAAAGATCCTCGTATTTAGTTGTGTGAACTCTATGTTGAGCTAAATCTCTGCCTAAATATCCAACGGTCTTTTTCTTAGATTTTTGTTCTAGTCTATCTAAAAAACTAATCCACTTGTTTATTAGCCATTTCATTTTTTCACTCCACTTCCATTATCACTATGTTTTTTACTATACGCACTTGCACCAAAGAATGCTGCTACTAAACCTGCAATTGCTACAAAATATGTAGGTGCAATATCTGCAATCAATGATGCAGCTTTTTCATAGCCTAACATTGCAGTGATAAGTATGCCACTTGGATAAAGTAGCATTCCTGCTAAAGCAAACCAAGCCATTTTTCTAATTTGGTCTTCTTTTGCATCTTCGTTTGCAAACCTAGCTTGCCTATGATCAAATTCAGCTATCTCTTTAGCCCTCGCCATTTCGTCATCTGTAATAATGCCATCTCCGTCAGCATCGAGTTCATTGAATATCGATCCCGCTTCTAGTGTCTTTTGTGCAGCCATTATAGTACTCCCTAATGCTTTGCGCAATTTCTGTTGCTCTAACAAAACCATTACGAAGTGAGTTTGATCGATGACCATTCTCTAAAAACCAATCTATACTATCTATATCAGATGCATGCCGATAAAGTTCAGGTATATTAAAATCACTAGTTATTTGTTCATATTCAGCTCTATTGTTTAGTACTACTATAAGTGACATTTAATCTCCTTTGTCATATGTTTTTTATCCAATCGATAGCGTTTGTTGCTAAATCAGCAACTATGTCTGGTTGATAATACCCTATAGCAATACCAACAATGAAACCTAAAATCAAATTAGCCATTATTTAGATACCATACAGTTAGCAGGTAATCCTTCGGTTGTACATGGATCTTCTGTAAAGCCAACTAAAGCAAAACAACCTAAAATAATAATACCGAATAAAAACATTTTCATAATATAAACTTCCTTTCAAAAAGTGAGGTGGAGGGCTCTCTAACACATCGCTATCTCTATAGGTATACCCTCCGTGAGAGATAGCGGGTACATTTTATTTTAGATTATGGTTCCTTGAGTCGTACCAGACTTGTAAACCTCCGAGACTGTCGATCTTATTAGTGATCTCCCTTATTCAGTCTCTCAATCTTTACTTTCGCTATAACATTTTGTTTTCCTTTATCATTTTAATAAGTATATTATACCATACTTTTACAGCTTTGTACACAACTTTTTTCATTTAAAGTGAATTAATTTTATCATCAATTAATTTTAGTGCTTCATCTAAATTTGAAATAGTTTTATAATCGTGATCATCTTCATCGTTCCATACGATATCGCCTAAATCTGTTAATGACTCTCTGATTTTTTTTAATTCATCTAAACTAAACATTATATAATCTCCTCAGATAGTTTTTGAACCATTGTATACTTATTAGCAAGATCCTTTATGATCTTCATATTGTAATCTTCTCTTAAGGTTTCTCTTCTAATAGTTTCAGGAAGAGTTCTTAGTAAAAGTTGAATTTTAATTGAAGGTTTATTAGATTTAAGAATTAAAGCCTTAAGTGATGAGGTTGAGATTGGTTTTGACATATTTTCATTTTCCTTTTATCATTTTAATAAGTATATTATATCATGTTTCTTCTCATTTGTAAACAAAAAAGTGAGCAGATTTCAAATTAAATGATGAACTTGTTAATTAATGAAATAGTTGCCTACGATTATATTCATCACGAGTTTCAATTAGCTTATCAATCCAGGAATCACGTGTTTCTTTGTACATAACAGGATGAAAGTCATCTACATCCATAACAATACGAGTTTGCTGGATAGCCATACCAGTACGTTCTTCCCACATGACAGCGTAAGCTGCAAGCTGCATAAAATAATTACTAATATGAGCTTTTTTCTTAGGACGACGTGAAGTCTTCCAATCAACGATTGTAGGTACTCCATCCCATTCAACAACAGCATCACATGTGCCAGCTAGTTTTAGATGGTCAGAATATAATGGTACTTCTTGAGCATAGACTTTAGTTACATGTTTATCTAAGAGAGGACGTAGATTTTCTAGAGATTGTACTACGTGAGGTAAGAAATCTGCACGACATTCAGTATCATTTTGTAAATACTTTTCAATCAATGAATGAACTTCAGTACCACGCTTTGCAGCACGGCTACCGATACGATTAGCTTCTTCTTCACCAACACGTTTACGCCATTTAGCAATAGACTCTTCACTTAAGATAGAGAGTATAGTAGTAACACTAGGATAAGCATTACCGTCGAGGGTAAGGTAACGCCTGCCGTCAGGACTATCTGTCCGATCAAGTGTTTCGTATCCCATATCAATTTTTTCATGGATAAAGTCCATTGTTGTATTCCTTCTTTAATTATATAATATATTATTATACCATACTTTTCACAAAAAGTAAACAATTAAGTTCCTTTTTTATTCGGTGGTCCATTTTCATCAAGTTGTGATTTAATATCAAAATTAACTCCTTGACCTAAAGCAATAATGCATGCTTCTTCGAAACTAGTAAATTCTACAAAATACCAGTATTCAGTTTGAGTATTATAATAAATTATGTACGGTACAGCTGACAAAAAATTGCCTTGGCTGTTTTTGATGTTGCCAATCATTTGCATCAATGGCACCACATCTTCATCTTCTAGTAGATCCATCACTTCAGGCGGTGACGCGCACTGTATTGGCTTTTGTTTCCACTCTGGACCAGCAGAAGCAATCATTGCCCATAATACTATTGATAAGCCGAACATCCAACCGGCCAATTGTAAATCAAATTTTCTCATTTTAACCCCATCATTTCTTTTGTCATTATGTAATCACGAACAATTCCAGAACGAACAATATCGCCCCATCCAAACTGAACCATTGAGAAACTGCTCATTCTTTCTATAATGTTTAAGAATTTCATAAGACCATCTTTTTCTCCATCTGATTTAAAATCAGACTGAAGGTAATCTCCAGCAAATATAATTCTGCAATTTTCTCCGACTCGAGTCATAATAGAATCAAGTTCATGAAAGTTTAAGTTTTGCATTTCGTCAACAACAATGATAGCACGATCAAATGTTTTACCTCGTATGTATGATGTTGTTTCGAACTGTATCTGATGGCTATTTATCATTTTATTATAGGCTGCATTTCCTTCGAATAACTCATCACAAATCATTCTGTAAGGTGTTTCAAATACAGCTGTTTTTTCTTCTAATTTGCCGGGCAGATAACCTATCTCTCTAACAGATACAATAGATCTTACAATAATAATTTTATCGTACTCTGGTTCATTTAGCATTTCGTCAAGCGCGAGATATAACGCGACAAAAGTCTTACCTGTTCCGGCAGACCCTGCTAAAATTAAATTTTCGCCTTCATCCCACAATTTAAACACTTTATCTTGATTTTCTGTTTGCGGTTCTATTTGATAAAGATCGTTTGAAGATATTTTTACTTTACTCATGAGTTGTCAATCGTATTTCCAGGATATTTCTTTTTAAGCGATTTTAAATGGCTACGAAAATCTCCATCAGTTCTGCTCATAACACTACCATGAATAGTAATAAACTTATTTGGTTTAAACACACGCTGAAGATTTGTATCTTCAAGAATATTCTGTAGTTCGTCATATTTAACGTCTACATCGTATTCTTCATTTGTTTCTTTATTTAGAATTGTGTAGACTGGCATTTATTTCTTCCTCTAACTCTTCGATTCGACTTTGCAATGTACTTATAGTTGTATGAATATGCCCTGTGTCATGAGGTTGTATACGACTTTTTAATACCTCAATTTCATGTGTTAATATTTTATATTTTTCAAAAGGTGTTATTGTATTAGACATTATGAAACCATTCTGGTTGTTCACGTTTTGTCCAGTTCATTTTAAAACGTGATTGTTTAGTTTGATAGAAAAGACGGTATGATTGAACTGGATCGCCTTGAACCATGCATTCAGGATTTGCCTGCATTGCTAGCTTAAATGGAGTTAATCTACCTTGTGGAATATTGTCAGGTAGAGACCACAATGGTGATTTAAGAAAACTAGTTTTATGAATCTTTCCATACCTATATGTATATTCTTCGCATAGAGCATCGAAATGCTGCCAATGCCATTTGTAATTATCTGATGATTCCATCGTCCATACAGTACATGGATGACCGCGATGTACAGCTTTGTAGATCATTTGATCCATTTCTGGATCTTCAAGAAGACGATATTGCTTTTGCATAGTTTTGCCAGATTTTGATGGACCAATTTCCACTGTGCCATCGAGAAGACGATGTGCAGTAGACAGCATTTGAGCTGATTCGATAATCATTTTAACAACATGTTTGTCGCACTGCATTTGAGCAGCAACTGTTGGATCGTCGTGTAATATAAATAAATTCATAAATAAAAAAACCTCCTGTTTTATAATATAGTATAATTATACCATAAAACAAGAGGAATGTAAACAATTAAATGACTGCAGCTATCCTTTCTTCAATAAATAATTTCTTCTTCAAAAGTATTTTAACTCGATTTAAGTCTCCTCTTTTTTTGACTTTGTTTATGTACGTGTCTAAAGTAGAGATATCGTTTTTAAGTCTTTCGAGCTGTGATGCTGGCATAAAGTCGTCTCCGTGTTGACGAAATTAATCAGTTAGTAGTTTTGGAAAAGCCTCCTCAATTACTGGCCGAGTAATCCCGTTAGGTTTATCTTTATTAATCATATTAATGACGAGCGTAGCGTCCTCAGGGTGAATACCCTCTATCAAACCTAGGAATATACTTTCGCGTTTTACAGGAGTTAAGCGGTTAGATTCGCGTAGTCCTTTCACGAAGTATACAAAATTCTTATGTTCTTTGAGTAAATTAGTTGGAGCATCGTGGCTTTGGCATGGTGTATATGGTGGTTGTCCACCAGGAAGATTCCATTTAATATTTGAATCAAATGTTCCTCTTATAATATCTTTTAAAGCCCAGCTTTCATGCTTTTTTAAAAGCTCTACTTTTTTATCTTTAGTTCGAGCTTTTCTTACTAAGTCAATCACTTCAAATACGTTCAACATAAATCTATTTATCCTTTTAAATGTTTAGAGTGAATTTTACATCCTATAAATTCGTTATAATACATATCTGATAATAATACATTATTCTCGAATTGTAGTTTAGCTTCATAGTAAGACATTTCACCTTTTGTCTTACACAGCCTTAATATTTCTCTTTTGTAATTACTTTTTCCTTTTGACTCAACGAGTAATTGAACTTCTTTACTTGATCCATAATATTCTTGCCAGTCAGATTCGACTTTGGTGCGTATCTTTCGAGCTCTTTTACTATTTTTTGGTAATATCTTAGGCCTCCAAAAGTTCTTTTTACCGATATATTTTTTGTCAGTATCCAGTTCTGTGATGACGTAGACAAATCCTTGGTAATCACTGGGAGTTTCATAAAATTGTTGTTCATTGTATATCCACATGTAGATATATATTACTCATCTTCGTCCCACTCCAGAGGTTCTTCACGTTTAAAGATTTCAAGATTTTGTCCACCGCAGAATGGACAATACGAAGGAATATCTGCAGAGCAAATAATTGTTACTTCGTCGTCACATTCAAAACACTCAAGTTTGTACCTATTCATTAGCGATTCCTCTTAAGATTTCTTTTTTTCTTTCATCAGTAGCACTTAACCATTCACTGATTTCATCTAGAGTTCTATGACAGCCTATGCATTTATCATCTACTATCGTACAAATTTGAATACACGGTGATTCAACTTTCATTAAAAGTCTATTTCACATGCTCCGCCAGCACAAGCTGCTGCAGCTAAAGTATCAACATCAGTATATTTTTTTTCTGTTAATCCAGTATTCCACTCAATAGGTTTTAAGTTAGCTTGAATCTTATTCCACTTATGTAGTAAATAAGCGTCTTTTAAACAATGTTCAGCTTTCTTAACGCTACCTTTTAAGTAATTTTCAGAAAAGTTTTTAAATCTACGATTCCAATCTGCACGTGCTGAATTTTCATTACATTCTAATGATAGGTCTAAACCATAACCTTGAGCAGTTGAACAAGCATCCCACAAATTATTGTATACTTTTAATGCGTCAACGACAAGACCTGATGCGAAGATTGCTGCTTCATCGTATTCTTTGACCATTTGTTTTGCATTAATAACTGCAGTGTTTGGAGCTTGATTGTAGTCTTTATCTCCACTCATTGACAAAAATGAAATACCTGAAAATGAGTATCTATTTTTAAATACGTATTTTTCTACTTCTGCCCAATCATCAACAATAATAGTATTTGATACATTGTGACGAATACCTTCATCTGCGCAAAGTTCTTCGTTTGTACCAGCAACAACCCAATGTTTCTGAGCTAATTTTATTTTTTCTAAATGAGTGACACCAAGTAACTCATCTTTCATTAATGAACCTTTATGTGGAATAATTGGAAACGACACTACAACATCAGTTCCAGCTGCAGACCAAACTGATTCTTCAACCATGTATGGATTTGATTTCATAATAGCTTGAGTAATCTCAGACTCTTTATTCATCTGCACATTTCTAATATAAGTCGGTGAATGTTCAGCATGTATTCCAGACGCTGTTTGAAGTAAAACTGACGCATTTCCTGAAGGCTTAACACATGTTGTTCTAGCAGCAGGATTGATTCCAATAATTTTAGCAACTTCTCTGTTGACTTCTTTTACAATTTTAGCTCCCTTTTCAAGGACTTTAGCGTTAAATAAAACTTCAGGTTGATTCATCCATCCAGTAATAGACACTCCAAGTAAAGCTTCTCTATCAAAAATCTTTTTTGATGTTTCACCTAAGAATTTAAAATCTGTATATCCAGCTTGTACTGTACCAAGAATCGCTCCAGCACGACAAGCTTTATAAAAGTCTTCTTCTGTCTTGCACATTCCACCATTAATTTCAGTAAGGTTACAACCTTGCCAACCTGACTTACCATTAATTTGTGGAAACATTCCAATTTCAACACATGGATTCGTTGTATGTTCAGTAGACTCTACAAACACAAAACCAGGTTCACCAAATGATTTAACAGACTCCATAAGTTTAGCGAATTCTTCTTTCTTTGCTTCGTCACGCACAATCACAGCTGAATTATTTGATCTACCACGTTGTGGATTATCAATAAACCAATTGCCTGTTTTTGCAGTCATCATTTCTTCGTCATCAGGCGAAAACAAACAAATCGTTGCTGAACGTCTTACACCACCAGATAATACTGCATCAGCAGCATGCATAGTAATATCATAAACATTGATTGGTTTAATTGCAACTGGTGCTTTTTGATCAATCACAATTGATTGTAGCATGTGTTCAATCTTATCTAATGATTTACGTAAACCTTCTGGACCAGGAGCTTTAAATCCACCAGAAATCTTTGCGCCTTTTGGCCGAATTTGAGTGAGATCAAAGAATACTCTACGACCTTCAAATTCTGGATATTTGCCACCACCTACAAAATAAGATGACATTAGAATATCAATCGCTGAAGCCCAACCTTCAATTGAATCTTCTACAATATATCCTTTTGCTTGCTTATTTCTTGATGTAAGCTTTGGCAGTTTTTTAATGTGATGTTTTTGCACTGAGAATCCAGCGCCAGCACCACATAATAAAATGTAAAAGACTTCGCCAAAAAACTCTGGTCTATCTGCATAAGATGATGTGCAGTTATACATACGCATCTGGTGTTTTAATAATTGATCACCGCCAAATTGTAATGATCTTTGAGCAGCTAACACACGTTTTTCTCTATACGCTTGTCTTGCTTCATCAAGATACGGACCTAACTCATTACCTTTTGAGTTATAAGTTTCTGCATGCATATCAACAACACGATCGACAGCTTCATCCCAAGTTTCATATCTTTTTTCATTATCAATATAGCGAGAGTAACCTTCATAGAATTTAGTATCAGACAAAAATTGCCTAGTGTCAACATGCGATGTTGCCATTGATCTCTCCTTAATTTAATTTTGATTGTTAGTAGTATTATATATCATTTTACTGTCTTTGTAAACAAAATAATGAGCAAAATAAATATTTTTTTATGTAAAATATTTCTTAATCATTTCTAAACGATCATCAGCTTCAGCTAATTTATTTAATTCTGCAATCACAGCTTCTGTAACATCACTATGTTCACCGATTCCAGCTGGCATAGTTTGGTATACTTTAATATTTGCTAAGTGCACTGCTACTTCGCCTTCTGCTTGTTTTTTTGCTGCTTGTAAAATTGCTTCGCCAGCGCTTATTCCTGGATAATCCATTTAATCTCCTATTCCTATATCAATATTTGCGACACCTAATATTCGTGGTATGTCAGTTTTTTGTTTTATTCCATTTGCTACAATATGCTTTAAATATGACGGGAATATTATCATATCATCTTCTTTTACGTCTACATTATATTCTCCGAAGTATGAAGAATTATTTATATCACCTTTATCTAACAAATTGGCAATATCTTGAGTGGTACTTGAATATTGACCAATCACTAATGGATTTATAAATCTGGTTGGACTGTGATATCTCCAGTTATAACTTATATAATGACAACAACTGAATGCTGATTGCCAACCTCTCATCTTATAGAAATGGTCGTGTGCAGCCATATATTTTGTATTGACTGCAAAATTAACCATCTTCCAACGATATTTAAATGCATTTGCATTCTTCGATATGGAAGACATATAATCATTTATAACAGTTTCATATGACTTTGTCAAACTTTTAATTTCAGACGGAGCTTCATCCATTGCATAATAATAATGATGTAAATCAGAAGTATCATCCCAATTATTTTTAGTAGGATCTATCTCATAATTTTTAACTGCAGTGTCTATGATTGCTTTTTTATCATAAGACTTTGGATCAATCCTAGCTTTGTATATCATACTAGGAAACATACTATAAAATGTCATTTAGTGCTTTCCATGTTTTTGGCGATATGTCTTTAAATTTATTATCATTCAACGTATCATACCATTCAATATAATTAATAACATTCTTTACTGGATAACCTTGTTGTTGATGAGCATTTAAAAGCGTTTCATGTCTTGTATACAGCTTCATGTCATTATAAAGAATATTCTGCTCTTGCCATAGTAGTTGTCTAATTTTTCTTGAAACTACTAAAGGTGATATGTATTTAGTCATAGCAGCAATTGAGATTTGTTTAATTGTAAACTGATCATAATTACTTAACCATTTTGACAAAGTGCCAAGATGTTCCATATTTACCAAAGTAATTGTAGTATTATTTCTTAATTCAATATTATTATTTTGTCTTGCATATTCATTCCATAAACCAACTACTTCTTCAATTTTTTTAAAAGATGTATTACTATTTCTTCCCCAATCATTAATTTCATTAATGCCATCAATCGAAGTTTGTGGAATGACACATTTAAATTTTTTAAATAAGTCTAAATATTTCTCAGGAAATATTGTAGCATTAGTAGTAAACTTTAATTTAATATTACTTACGTCTTTATTAGTAAACCACTCTAAAAATTTTAAAGAAGCTTTGCTATACATGGGCTCGCCGCCCATGAGTTTAATTGTATGAATTCGCGATATATCGCTATTTTCTAGTAAACGTATAATGTTATCATATATTAAAGGTGGACTATTATATTCTAAAATATATTTGCTTAAAAATTCTTTATTATCTTTATAGAGTTTATCCCATCGAGAACTGTATTGAGTACTACACATAACACAATTCATATTACAAACATTATCAAAACCAACTTCTAAATATTGAATAGTATTACCTGTTTGTTCAATTATTTCATTTAACACTTCCATTTCAGATTTTCTAGAACTAGAAACATCATTATAACATGAGATACAACCCTGTGGCCAAGTTTTACTTGGTGTAGGAATAATCTTTTGATAATAATCTAACATATCTTCAAAAGTCTCGAACATGTCTAATGGAGGTGAGAAACCTTTCCATCGACAGCATGGCCTTACTTCGCCTTCAGGCTTAACACAAATATATCCGTGTTTAGCAGAACAATTAAACATTTAATGCTTTCCATGTTTTTGGCGATATATCTTTAAATTTATTTTTATTTAACGTATCATACCATTTAATATAATCAATAATTTGTTTTATTGGATAATCTTTATTTTGTTTACCATTTAAAAATACTTCATATTTTCTATATAGATTCATATCATCATAAAGAGCATTCTGTTCTTTCCACAATTTTTGTCTAAATCTTTCTGAAGTTGCTAAAGGCGATATGTAATCAGTCGACGCAATTCCAATAGTTCTAAATGTAAACTGATCATAATTACTTAACCATTCTGATAAAGCACCAAGATGTTCTATATTTACTAAAGTAAGTGTAGTTGAGTTTCTTAACTCAATGTTATCATTTTGTTGTGCGTATTCATTCCATAAGCCAACTACTTCTTGAATTTTTTTAAAAGGTGTGTCGCTATTTCTTCCCCAATCATTTATTTCATTAATACCATCAATCGAAGTTTCTGGAATAACATGTTTAAATTTTTTAAATAAGTCTAAGTATTTATTAGGAAATACTGTAGCATTAGTGTTAAACAATAATTTAATATTACTTACGTCTTTGTCAGTAAACCATTTTAAAAATTTTAAAGAAGCTTTACTGTACATAGGTTCACCGCCCATAATTTTAATTGTATGAAGACGTGATATATCACTATTTTCTAGCAAGCGTATAACGTTATCGTATATTGAAGGTGGACTCCTATATTCGTGTTGACTGTATGAACTTAAAAATTCTTTATTGTTTCTAAAAAGCTTATCCCATCGAGAACTATATTGTTGATTGCACATAACACAGTTCATATTACAAATATTGTCGAAAGCAACTTCTAAAGTCTGGATAGTATTACCTGTTCGTTCAACCGCCTCATTTATATTATCCATCATACATTTTCTAGAGTTAGAAACATCACGATGACATGGATAACAACTTTGTGGCCAAGTTTTACTTGGTGTATGAATAATGTTTTGATAATAATCTAAAATGTTTTCGAAAGTGTCAAACGCATCTAATGGAGGTGCAACATCTTTCCATCGACAACATGGCAGTACTTTACCTTCGGGTTTAACACAAATATATCCATGTTTAGCTGAGCAATTAAATGTAATACCAGGAATCGCTGGTAAAGTCATTTATTTCTTAAGAATCCACAACACTGATTGCGAACCATCAACAGGATGTGTCAAAGGGATTGCAGCGTTATTTGGATCCCGTTCTTTTGGTTGATACACCCATTTATATCCAGCCTTTTCTTGTTGTTGTTTTATATGTAAAAATTCTGCATTATCATACAAAAAACTAGCAATCATGCTAGCAACTATTGCTTCTACCATTTTATACTCCTATTTCAATTCAATTTTAGCGTTAACTTTTCTGTGACTATTCCATGCTGCAAATCCACCAATTCTAAGAGCCCAATATGCTAAATTATTAAGGAAATGAAATCCGTTTTGTTCTATGTTGATGTCTCTAAAGATTTCATCAGCATGCTTTTGAGTAATCACACCAATTGTTTCTTTTTGACCAGATTTAAGTAATGTTTCATATTTGTATGCGTAATCATGTACAAGACCACCCATCAATAATACACCTGTTGGTGATAACCATGTATGTAGAAATTTAGGGATAGATGCACCGTCAAATTTAAATCCTGCTGGAATAATATATCCTTCACCATCAATTCTAAAAGCCCAATCATCGGCTACTTCCCAATGCCGAGTACCTACTAACCACATCCATATAGCACCCCAAAAACCTTTGCCTGCAGTTGGAATTGCAATCGGCCTTAATTGTGGCATTACATTATATTCAAATCCGATTAATTCTTTATCTTCGTCTACTCCAAAAAGATTAATAATTAATCCTATGATAATTAAAATTCCGACAGTGGTAAATTGCCACCATGTGACAAGTTGATCGATAATGAATTCCATTTATTTGGTCTCCTGTTGTTTATCTTTTGTCACTGCCTTTTCATAATATACTATGATTTCGTTTTGTTGATTAATAAATCTACGTAAGTCAGAAATATTAAGAGCTAAGTTTTCGTAGTCTTTCATAGACAAAGCAACAAAAGCTAAATCACCATACAGCTCAGTAAATTCTTTTTCGAATTCTTTAAAGTTTTCTTTTGTGACTACAAAGACTCGTGTATCACTGAGATTTAGTGGTTTCGGTCGAGATACTGTTGGTATTTGTACCTTTTCCACTTTGGTTACTACTTTTATCTCCGGTTCCGGGCGAAAGCTGCTGCAACCACTGAGGACTAGGGCGATTCCCATCACCACCAGACTCTTCCATGAGACCACGCCACAAGTTTGCTGAAGCGCCATTCATCTTTCCTTCTAATTGTTTTGAATCTCGTAGTGCTTCCACTACCAGATTTAATTTACTTAATTTAGTTCTTAACTCATCACCATAAGCTTCTGCTTTTTGTAAAGATATTGTCAAGGTTTTATTTAATTGACCTATCTTAACCATATCTTGTTGTAAAGTTGCAACCGATTGTTCTGCAGTTTCAACTGCACTTTCAAGCTTTACATTATTTTCTCGTAATGTAGCAATAGTGGCTTGAGTAGTATCGTAATAATATTTTGCACCATATCCTATACCACCAAGAATAGCGATAACAAATATAAGTGCATAAATTCTAACCATTCGGGTACATTCTAAATACTTTAGCACGAGCTTTATCTAAATATTTTTTCTTATTCATCATAAAGTCTCTTGGATTTTTTGCAAGAGTTTTTGCATGTTTAATTATATCAGTAGGTTTAGTTGGTTTAAGAACTGAAGGAGAAGGAGCTTCGCTTTTGACTTTCTTCTTTTTTAAATTAGCTGGATGCAAAGGATGCTTTATGCCATAAGGAGATTCAGGATTTGGATCTGCTTTTTTTGGTCTACCTCTTAAATCATTAGGATCAACAATTGCTTCTTTTTGTACAATACCTTTATCTTCAATATATTTTTTAAATCTTGTAAGCATTACACTTTTATCTTTTTTACGTCTTTTGTCTAAAAACGGACTTGGTCCCATAGCTGTAGTTGCTGGGTTTGGAATACTTGCCGTTGTAGTATCTTCTTTTTTCACAGCTAATCTCCTTTTTGCTATGGCTTTTTGAGTCATTTGTTTTTCTTTATCATTTGCTTTTTGACGCTCTGCTGCGTCATCAGCTTTTTTATCTTTTATCTTATCAAGCCTTTTAATTCTTTCTTTTTGTTGACGAGTACTTAAAACACCTGCGTCTTCTTTACGAGGAATTCTTTTATCATCTTCAATTTTTAAAGTTTTCGGATAACCTTTTTGGCCAGGTTTTAATTTTGCTTTACCTGATGCACGTCTTTTTCTTATATTATCCCACAAACTTTCATGAATATCTGTGTTTGCGCTTTTACCAGATTGTTTAATTACTCTTAAAGGATTACCAATTAATGGTTCATATTTTTTCTGTGCAGCTTTAGCTTTCTTTTCAGAACTATAATAAGCAAATGTATATCGTGATTTTGGCGCGCTTGGTTGCACTAAAGCATGTGTGTAAGGTATTTGCTTTGAACCTTTTTGTCTACCTGCTA